TTCTCTTAGATCCAACATCAACTGTACCGTTTCCATTTGGAACCAAGTTTACGTTTGTGTTTGTTCCGCCAGCGGTAAATGTTAAAGCACCAGTACCTGTGATACTACCATCAGATGTACCCGTACCACCGTGAGCAACTCCTACATCTGTTGCTTCCCATACACCAGTTGCAATTGTTCCCACTGATGTTAAAGATGAACTTACTACACTGGAACCCAAAGTTGTAGCACTCAATACTGAAGTTGCATTTATTTGGTATACTTTTCCAGTAGCAATGTTCAAATCATTTCTAACCGTAGTAGTACCAGTAGTTGCACCAATAGATACGGTCGTTGCCGCTTGACCCATATTCAAAGTTGTTGCGTTGCTGTTGAATACGGTTGCTGTACCTGTAGATGTTGTTGTAAGATCTCCACCATTTACTGCAAGATCGTTTGTGACAGTAACAGTACCGTCAAGTGTTGTTGTGCTTGTGCCTGTGCTAGATCCAATAGTAACAGACGCAGTACCGCTTCCATTCATACTTGTGGCAATATTAACAGCAGATGTACCACCAGAAGCAGTATTTGCACCAATATTTACGGTTTTGGTAAAAGTGCTTGCGGTGGACTGATTCATTATGTTTAATGTGGAACTAGCAGAAGTTGCCGAATCTCTGATTGTGTACGAGGTTGGCAACTCTAAAGTAGAACCAGTCATAGTTACAGTTCCACTATTAATTGTCATTGTACCTAAACCACTTCCAAGATTAATTGTTGTCCCACCTATAGTCGTGGTACTTGCAGATAAATTAGCGGTAGCCCCTCCTATCGCAAGAGATCCGGTCAAAGTTAATTGTGCTGCATCTTCTGATCCGGGAGAATTTACTGTTAATGCCGTATCATCGGCGGTTGTTGTTACATTTCCTTTGTGTGTACCGACAAAATTAGAAGCAGTTAGTGTACTTGTACTTGGAACATAACTTAAAGCAGTTGTAGATGGATCGGCATATAGAGTCAACCCAGAACCAGATCCGGTAACAAATGTTGGATAGAATGTGCTACCAGTATTATCCGCAGTAACAGCCAAACTCGACGCAGATACGGCTCCCCAAGATAATGTACCAGAACCGTTTGTTGTCAGTACGTGTCCAGTGGAACCGTCGGCAGATGGGAGAGTAAATGTTACGGAAGTTGCAACTGATGCTGGGGCTTGGAACGCAATGTAATCAGAACCACCACCAGTTTCAATAAAGCGAATGTCGGCACCACCAGAAAGAGAAAGATCACTGGTAAATGTACCACCCGACTTTGGCATAAAGGTGGTATTAATAGCACTTTGTGTTGCTAGTTTTGTGCTACTAGTCCAATCCGCAGGGGATGCTTCGATTTGAGCACCAACCCAAATTGGAGTTGTGCTGCTATCATCCGCAGTCTTTAGCCAAATCTTTGGTGTACTTGTATTTGCCGCCAATTCACCAGCATTTGTTACTTGCGATGCTGATGGATCTGTAGTTCCACGCTTAATCTTAATAGTTGCCATTTAATTCCCCTTAATAAGTTCCACCATCAAGTTCCATACCAATACCCAAATATTCTTCCTCTGTGTCGGTATTGCCGCGTATTCCTGTATCAGTTTCAATGTAACCCGATACGATAAGATTACCAGTAATATGTATATCTCCAGTTAATACTGGATTATTTGCAAATACCAAAGAACCAGTTCCGGTTTTATCTGAAATTATACTTGCCAATTCCGTAGAAGTTGTATTGGCAAATACACTTAGTTTGTTTGTAACATATGCAACAGTACCACCTGTACCAAACGCAATAGATGCGGCATCAGTACCAGAAAAAGACAAAGTGTTATTTACTGTAAATGTTTTATTATTACCAATTGTTAATGTTGCGGCAGTTGCCGGTTGTGTGATTGTAACTTTATTGAATGTACTTGAGGTTAATGAAAGAAAACTAGTTTCCTCAATTTGTTCTACACCAAAAGCAGTAATCCAAGATAAAGTACATTGTCCGTTACTTGTGCTGTTTATGGACAACAGTTGTCCAGCAGTTCCTGCACCCGGAAATCTGTAATGTGTGTCTCCGGATAAAGACGATTGTGCCAAAAAAGAAATATAATTGCTACCGTTTCCGGTTGCTTCATATAATTTTATTCCTGCTATATTTTTAAATTCAAGATAAGAAGTTGTACAACCACTTCCGCATGTGGCACTATCTTGCCAAGTTAGTTTAGATGAAGAACCAAAAGCACCATTATTATTAAATTGAATTTCGGTATTATTTCCGGCAGGATTGCCTGCTCCACCAGTAGCATTACCATCGACAATTAAAGCAATATTATCTGTAGAATTATCACCGATATATATTTTTTTATCGGGGATATTTATAGCCAACTCACCCAACTCTAGATCGGCTGGTACGTTTCCGGGTGTAAGCGAACGTTTAATTTTAATCGTCACATCGGACATTAAAATTCCCCACCATCAAGAGTCGCAAATTGAATAACATCTACTTTTAGAATATCTAATTTACCTGCACTATCGACCGTTAATATAGAACTTGGTGCCAATTCTCCCATAGGATGTTGCAACCAACCTTGAATAGTCGTGAGTGTTGGTTCTGCAACAGGTACAACTAACGATGTTAACTCGGTAACAGCGGCATTTGCTCTTTTATCGTAGTAGTAGATCTTTTTGGCCATTATGGTACTAAAATAGTTGTAGTCTTTGTAGATGCTTTCTTTATTACTACTCTATTTATAGTACCTCTTTTATGTGTGGCCTTGCTTCTTTGGGTTTCTGTCACTACTAATTTTCTCATGCTGCCTCCACGGCAAATTTACCCTTCAAGAGCATAGTTTCTACACCATTTAAGTGTCTAACTAGAGTATAAAAATACGTAGTGGGTTGGAGTTGATCCATAGTTTCTGCGGTTATTTGTAGGGTAGCAACACCATTTGAAACGGTGATTGTGCCGTAACCGGATTCAGATGAAGGGAATGGGAGAACTCCCTCAACGATAGCACCATTTGAATGAACTTCAAATAGCGTATCATAAGGTAGAATCGACTTTTTAACATAAAAAGATAAATCACCTTGTCCTAAATTTATAGCAGTTCCATCGTTTTCGGTGTATTCAAATTCTACAGAATAGTCAACACCAAATTCTGCATATAAGTCATATATTCCTGCGTCCATTATTTTTTACCCTTTCCGATATGGTATTTAGGACAAAGTTCCCATTCCGGTTTTTCCTTGAATGGAATTATCTTAATTTGATTTAGTGGTGTTAAAATGCTGTTTAATTTTTGCTTATCAACAACAGTTAACAAATTCCATTCTTCCAACAATTTTGCAATTGTGTTTCTTCTGCCTATATCGGTTTCATCTATGTCGGAACTCAACCCATCCAGAAGAAATAATTCTTTAAAATGTACAATGTAATATTTACTTCTTTTATGTAAAATATGACAAGATTGGTACAGTTTCTTCTCTTTTTTGGAAGAAACGCCAATTCTTGTCAATGTTTCTTTAATTTTTAAAAAGGATTCCGAATCCTTAAGTTCTACTTCCAGTAGCGAATCGATTTCAATACTATTCTGTTCCATAATAATAATCCATATTAGTAAACTTCTCCTAATATGTATAATTATTACTTTCTAACCCCGCCAGTAAGGTTGCGTATATATGCAATATGTTCCTTCGTCAATAGAGGCAAAACCTCTAATGCTTTTTTTGTAGAATAATTGTAGTATTGCTTAATCAATTCCAGATCATCGCTGTGATCCTTCTTATCCCATTTAGAAAACCGCTTCCGCTTACGGATAACAATACGCAAATAGTCGTATTGTAGTTTCTTGGGTAATAGGTGCTTTTGATTCATTTCATTTGCATGAAATAGGGTATCCGGAAAATACGACAGCGAGCGGTTAATGATATAAGGAGAATATTCCTTTTCCAGTAAAGGATCTTCCAAAATATTCTTTTTGGTAATATTGATGGAATTTAACCAATCCGTAAGTTTCATTTGAAGTTACACTCCATCATAACTTGAACCAAACAAGCAGTCATATTGATTTCCTGATCGGCAACAAATGCAGATTTATATTGATATTCGGAAATAATCAATACAAAGGTAGGAATGCTTTCGGGTTCCATTGTATCCTGCAATCCCTCATACAACTTACGGAAGACTTGAGATTGATCGTTATCCAAGTTTGCAACAACCCACTTTCGAACAGCAGGAAAGTTTTTCTTCTTCATTGCATCGGTTAGATCATCAATATTAAGATCTCCGACTTCCTTAAGAATACCAACATCAATTTCACCGGAAACAGAATAACGCTGCAACTCGTTCAAAAGTCTGCGTAGATCTGGCGCATGACGCATGATGAGTTTAACAAGAACCTTCTCATCATACTTTACCTTTTCTTTGTCCAGAATGAACTTCAAACGATCCAAGATGAATGGACCAAGTTTCATCTTGTCCTTCGGGGTAAACTTGAAATCAATGCATGTGCATCTAGAATGCAGAGGTTCAATCACTCGATTCTTAAAGTTGCAAGTCAAAATGAATCGGCAATTATCTGCAAACTCTTCAATAAATCCTCGGAGAGCAGGTTGAGTTGACTGTGGATTTGAATAATCAAACTCATCTAGGATCACTGCTTTGCGGTTTCCTGTCAAAGACACGGTGCTGGCAAAGTTGCGGATCTTTGTACGCAGAGTGTCAATGTTTCCATCTTCAGAGCAGTTGATAATAATCCACTCCATGTCAAGTTCATTACATAGAGCCTTTGCAACAGTTGTTTTGCCACAACCTGGTCCCCCAGAAAGGAGAAGGTTCTGGAGTTCTCCAGAACCAACCATTTCCTTGAAAGTCTTCTTTAGACTATCGGGAAGAACACAATCATCAACTTTCTGCGGACGGTATTTTTCCACCCACAAGAATGTATCATTGTTTGTTTCCATATATTATCCGTTGTACTTTGAATCCGGTTCTAGTGCAATCCAATACGATAGATTCATTGTTTCGTGAGTAAACTTACTAACAACCTTTTCTGTGATTTCTACATTGTAATCACCATAGATCAACTTTAGATTTTCTACCTTAAAGTAGAATTCAAAGTCTGCATCGGTATCACCCAAATCGACCGAATAACTATTTGAGGTATCGTCGTTCTTGTCGAGCGC